CGTGACAAAAAGATTTGGAAGAAATGTATCCGCTGCAGGAAGTGGAAACCCAAAGCAGATATCATCGACCCCAGCTCAGGGGAAGTTACGGAACCCAAAGGTTTCGGGATGCATCAAGACACGGATGATGGCCTACAGGTGATTTGCTACGCATGCAAGAACACCTTAGGTTCGGCTAAAAGGAATCAGAATGTGCGTGCGCGTCTACGGCACCACACGGGTACAAGATGCTTGACACAGCTAGGTGAGGCGGCCCCAGCTGGCTTTTCAGCCAAACTCGAGGGATATTTGGGGTATACGATAGCTAAGCTGGTCAAGCACCTTGGTAATGACCTCAAGGAACGTGAAGGCACACATCGCAAGCTTGTGGATGCCCTAAATGAGGGGTATCACATCGATCATATCCACCCGCTGTCCAAATTCAACGTCGTCTGGTACGATCGTGGTGGTACACCTCATGTCCATTGGGATGTGTTCCGCAAATGTTGGGCTCCAGAGAATCTGCGTGCTATCCCTGCATTGGAAAATCTCCAGAAAGGGGCCAAAGTAGAAGTAGAGGAAGACGAACCACCCCAAGCACCGTCCCCAACACCGCCCCAGGAAGGGGTCTGATATGCGATCCATATTGCGCCCGCTGGCGTCTTCACAGCCTATTCACCTCCGCTCAAATGCGGGGTGCAGGCCATAGGCTATAAGTGATGAGCAATGAGTGATATAATCCTACCAGGTGACCCTAAACATATTGTGACACAGAACGAAGTGTCACTGAAGAGTCTTAGTGCTAGCGATAGACGAAGATTGGATGCAGCTCTTCGTGATGGTTGGCGTCTCACGCCTGCTACTATGGCAGTTAAAGTTACTCGTGGTCGTTGGATAGCAACACGCCATCTTCTGCACATTTCCACCATTGTTGCTACGGCAATTGCGCGTGGTGGCGCTAGAATCATCCTAACTATGCCATTTAGGCATGGAAAATCCGAATTTATCTCGGTAAACACGCCTATCTGGTTTTTGGAGAAATGGCCACATAAATACGTCATGAACATCACGTATGGCGTTGATTTGGCCACGGATTTCTCGATTCGTGTGCGTGATACCTTCCTGGATGAGGAAAATCATCATCTTTTACGCACCAGGATCAATAATAAGAAGATGCGTGCGGAAAGGTTCCTGACCACTTCTGGCGGTGGACTCACAGCAGCAGGTATTGGTGGACCTATCGTAGGGCGGGGAGCAGACCTTATGCTCATCGATGACTACGTGAAGAATGCCGAGGAAGCAATGTCTGAAGCCTACCACAAGAAGGTGTGGGAATGGTTTAAGGGTGTTGCGTATACACGCCTCGAGCCTAATGCATCCCTTATCGTGCTGGCCACACGATGGGCACAAAATGATCTTATTGGTCGACTCCTTACTGAGATGCCCCATGAGAACTGGACACTAATTAATCTTCCCATGCTTGCAGAGATCAATGATCCTTTGGGTCGCGAATTGAATGAACCCCTCTGGCCCGAAAGATATCCTGCTGAAGCATGCGAGCGCATCCGCAAGACCCTAGGTACGTACTGGTTCGAAGCACAATGTCAGCAGAATCCGCCGGCTTCAATGAGTGGTGCGGATATTGGTGAGAAGTTGAAGTATATTGACGCTTCGGAATTGCCTCCGGTGTCCGATATGAAGACAATTCGACCTTGGGACATGGCAGCATCCGAAGGCACAGGTGATTACACGGCTGGACCAAAAATGTCCAGGGTTAAAAGTGATGGTCGCATTATTATCCAGGATATGCAGCGTTTCCAGAAGTCCCCACACGGCAATAAGGTCATGGTATCTACCGTGGCAGCAGGAGATGGACATGGTGTCAAGATCTACATGGAACAAGAGCCAGGAAGCTCAGGTAAGACAGTTATTGCGGACTATAAAAAGCTCCTCCAGGGTTACGCATTCGAAGGCGAACGTGCTACAGGACCTGTGGAAGTGCGCGCATCACCATTCCTGGCTGCTATTGAAGCAGGTAATGTCTATTGCGTGCGTGGTGAGTGGAATGATCCGTTCCGTTTGGAGCTCAATGGGTTCCCGGATGGAGACCATGATGATCAAGTCAGTGCTGCGGCACTTGGCTATAACAAGCTCGTCATCGGGATTCATGGCGCACTAACCTGGGGCCGTGATGAGAGTCCCGCAAATGTAGTATCCCTTAACACTTACAGGACGAAGAAACGTAAAGTCGATCCTGATGCACGTAGACGGAGTATAACATGGTAAGGAAAACAGTGGCAAGAGATGACAAGGGGCGTTTTGTTGGTGCCAGTGCATCAATGCACACACCCACCCCAACACCCGCACCCACCTCCACCCCAACACCCGGTCAACAGGTAAGTGGCGAAATGCGAGTGATGAGTGATTTGATGTCGCGTCTACAACTAGCCAACATGGCGAGTCTCCAATTTGATGGTAATCGTGATATGTATGCCATCTTTGGTTACAAGAAGGAAGTACTCCCGAAACATACGTTGGCTAAGTACTCAAGGCAAGATATTGCCACACGTATTGTGGATGCCCCACCTGATGCTACATGGTCCAATCCGCCTTCAATTAAGAGTGCTGGGGGTGGAGGTGAAGAGGGAAATACCGTAAATAAGGAGTTCCAAACGTTAGCGAGACGCACCAAGCTGTGGTCAGCACTACATCGTGCGGACAGAATGTCTCGCATGTATCCCTTCTCTATTGCGGTCTTTGGTTTTGATGATACTGGCGACTTGTCCCGACCGCTGAAGGCATCTAAGGCTGATTTGCTTTATGTGCGTGCTTATGGCTCACGACAGGTAGACAAGATCACGCTTAACACGGATCTTAAGAACCCTCGTTATGGAATGCCTGAGACGTACAACATCAAATTCAATAGTCCTGAGAGCGTGTCCGCTAATGGTGAAGGAGCCTCAACAGGTACTATGAAAGATCTGAAGGTCCATTACAGCAGAGTCATCCATGTGGTAGAGAATCCCCTGGAAGATCTGGTGTATGGTACACCAATCATAGTTAAGGTGTTCAACCTTCTGGACGATTTGCTGAAGGTAGCTGGCGGTACATCAGAGACTTATTGGTTAACAGGTAATCGAGGCATGCAGGCTAATATCGACAAGGAAATGGATGTTGATCCTGCGGATGCAGCAGCACTTTCCGATGAAATTGAGGAATATCAACACCAATTGCGTAGGTTTATTCGCACAAGGGGTGTTGATCTGAAGGTTTTGGATTCTACAGTACCAAATCCTACTTACGCCTTCGAGATGATTATGGCACTCATTTCAGGTACTACAGGTATTCCTAGAAGGATCCTTCTTGGAAGTGAGGCTGGTCAGTTGGCGTCTGAGCAAGATAGAGCGAACTGGGCGGATCGTATTGATGAACGCAGAGCACTGTTCGCTACCCCATGGGTCTTGGACCCCTTAAGTCTCCTGCTACAGAACGTTGGGTTGCTCCCTGAAGGCGAAATTGATTGGGTTTGGCCGAGTGCCTTTATCCAGAATCCCTTGGAGAAGGGACAATCGATGGCACAGGTTGCTCGTGCGGTTGGTAATCTTTCCCGTCAGACGGGTAACAGTACTCCAATGCAGCTCCTCACGAGGGAAGAATCCCGTGAGGTTATTGGATTCGAAGGTGACCTGGATGATAGCGACCTCTACGAGCTCGCACCCTATCAAGAGGATGAAGCTAAAGCTAAGCAAGCTAAGCAGGCAGCACCTCCTGGTTCGGGCACCACCCCAGAGCCCGGTCAAACAGCTAAACCAAATGGTACGGGAACCCCACCACCGGAGGTTCCTGGATCCACCTCACAAGGGACTAGTTGAGTTTTGACCAAATAGTTGTTATAATATAAAGGTAGTAAGTATACTATTTTCATGCTATTCAATGTAGGAGATCGAGCAATGAGTAATTCCCCTGAGGTTCAAGCAGCACGTAAGAAAATGCAGCTGGCCCGACTCGAAAAGAAAGGCGATGCGGACTATCCTGAGTTCTACGCTAATCAACCCATGCAGAAGGTGCGTGCTCAAAAGAACGCTGACTCGCACGCAGCAAGAGACGCATTGAAGGCAGCTAATCTAGCGCTGGAAATTGCTGAGATTACAGGTGAAGGCCTGCAGGCAGCTCAAGAAGCACAAGCAATTGCTGCTCTTGTTGCTGAGCGTTCCCAACCCGGCAAACGTGGCGCAAATGCCCGTACAAGCCTTTCAGGAGCATAAATCATGAGTGCCACAAATTTATTTGAAGACGATCTGCTCGACCACATCTTTACTAACACCACTTGCCCCAACGTTGGTGATGCTGCTGGACTGCTTGCATCGGCTTCCCCTGGTAGCTTTGCGATTTCCCTGCATACAGGCAATACGATTAGTGATACGTCTACTGTCCAAACTGACAGTGAAGCCGCTTATACGGGTTACGCTCGTGAAACTGTGGCACGCTCCGTTGCTGGTTGGACTGTAGCATCTGGTACAGCTACCAATGATGCCGCCATCACGTTCACGATCTCGACTTCGGGCCCTGAAACTGAAACGGATGTTGGCCTTGGTGGTTTTGCTGGTGTGCTGCAGATCTGGTCATCTTTGGATGCAGATCTGGTCGTTAATAATGGTGTTACACCTGAATTTGCAATCTCCGCACTAGCTATCTCCTTAGACTAGTAGCATGAGCGAGGTGCTCACCAAGCAGACGTGTGCTGCTAGTGCTACGTATGACATGGTAGGGGTTCAATTTGGACCTCACCGTGTACTTATGTATTACCAGACTGCATTTAGAGTGGCTGCAGGCACATTGCAGTCGGCCAAACTTGCTGCTCGCTTTGAGGGGGTTAATCCTCGCAAGTGGGTTGAAGAGATTAAAGTAGCTCAACAAGACCCCCTCGAACCACTCAGTAGAGAATACCGCCGCTCACGTTATAGAGCCAACTTCGAAACATGGAAGGTAGGGTTTGATGGTAGCATGGTGGTGTACACTTTCGATGATACGGTTATTAAGATACATTATAGTGAGGCCGTCAAATTTTATAGTATGATCAGGCTTGCTGGTAAGAACGCTAAACGATGGGCTGGGGATAGGGGCAAGCAATGGAGCACTCGAGCACATCTAGCTGATGCTGAAGAGAATGACAAGTTCTTATATGTAACATAATCACCACAAATTGGAATTGAATTATGACTGTTACTGTTACCCCTGTTGATCATGGTACTGTGCCTGGGGATGATGCGGGTGAGAGTGCATTTAGTTCCTTTGAGAAGATCAACACCAATGAGGCCAACTTCAAGTCTGCGATTGAAGGGTTACAGGGCCGCTTCTGGACAATTCAAAACAGTTCAACGACTCTTGCTCTTGGGGGTAGGTATGTAGCGGATAATCATGCCGGTATCACCTTGACCGCACCCGCTACCTTCGCTATCAGTGCAACAAACTATAGCGATGTATGGGTGTGTAATGCTGATGACGCTTCCAACATTACGCTGGCTCCCGCGTCTGGAGATGCCTTTTTTGTTGATGGCGCAACGTTGGGCGTTGACACGACTAAAGCCCTTGCTCCGGGTGAGCTGGCCTTTCTGATCCCGCGTACTACCGATTCCGAGTGGAACCTGTACATTACGGGCGGCACCGGGGGCGGTGGCTGGGCCAACATGACAGAAGCGGTATGGGCAGGCGGAACCCAGTCTGAAGTGGCTGACGGGGCATCGGCAGTCGCGTTCGATTACGACACCGATAATGCCTACAGCACCGCTGGAGCCAAACTAGCAAGCTGGAAAAATGCCACAGTAGAAAAAGCGTATATAGACAAAGATGGCAATATACGTGGCAATGTTATTTTTCTTAGCGGTGCCTATATTGTTAACACAGTCACCACTGCCAGCACCCGCGTGAGTGGAGGTGATAATTTTAATACAGGTGCTAATTATCAACTGTTTGGTCAGTCACACGCCAGTACACCTTATGACATTCTTTTTAAAACAAACAGCAACTTAGAGTTGCACTTTGACTATTCCGAAGATTATTGGCATTTTCAAAACAATGAAATACGTTCCTCTGTAGGTCTATATAGTTCGGGTGTTGCTGACGGGGCGTCGGCTGAAGCGTTCAAACTAAACACCACCAACACATATTCAACTGCTGGAGCGAATCTTTTATGTATTAAAAACAACGGTACTAATGTCTTTGACTTCTCGTTTCAAGGCGGAATAGACCATGTAAATTCTGGTGCCAGTACAGCAGCCCATTCTCAATCGCTTAATTTGAATTGGGCTTCATCAGCTGGAAGTACCAGTAGCGGTCAATACTCCGCTGTAATTGGAAATTATTGTAGAGCCTCTGGGAATCAGTCATTCGCTATAGGTAATTATGCATCCGCGCAAGCTAATGATTCTATAGCTTTTGGTAAGCAGAGCACCGTAGGTGCAAATGGCAACTACTCTGCTATATTTGGGTATCAGGGTACTATAGCTAATCAGGCAACTATTGGCCTTGCTGGGGGCTGGTTTGCTGCTGGTGGTGATGCAATAACAACCACAGCCACTTTAAAAGCCGCGACCACCGATGCCACCCAAACTACCATGCAGGCAAATGCCACTAATTACGTAATCCCAGCAGACACCGCATGGGCTTTTTCAGCTCTGGTTTCTGCCCGATCAGATGAAGCCGATGGCAACAACTGTGCCGCATGGGAATTGAAAGGTCTGATCAAACGAGATGAACTAAACAATACCGCAATCGTGGGTGTGGTGTCTATCACTGACATAGCAGCCGACACCGATGCCATACCGTGGGATGTGGATGCGGTTGCAGATGACACCAACGAAGCCCTAGCCATTCGCGTAACCGGAGAAGCAGCAACAAATATCAGGTGGGTCGCTAAACTCGACATCAGCCAAGTGGGGTATGCATAATGAGAAAGAATCTATTAACTGGTGTAAGCATAACCTCCCCTGAGCCTGATGGTGCTAGTGCAGTTGCTTTTAAGTTCAATACAGCTGTGGCGTATGTTTCGGCTGGAGCCAACTTATTTGAATTTAGCAATAATGGAACACCAAAAGTTTATGCATCCAAAGATGGGTCAATAACGGCAGGGGGCTTATCTGTCGATAATATATCTGGATGGGAACCCGATAGTGCAACCGCTGTTGGAATTATCTTAAGGTCAGGTAACACCTATTCAACTGACGGTGCTAATCTACTCAGGTTAAGAAATAACTCCACAAATGTCATGGACTTCTCCTTCCAAGGTGGAATAGACCATGCTAATTCAGGTGCTTCTACCGCTGCCCACAGCCAATCGCTGAATTTAAATTGGGCTGCGACCACGACCCAGACTAGCAGTGGTCAATATTCAGCGGTAATTGGTGATAATAATAGAGCCAGTGGCAATAATGCAATTGCTATGGGGCAGTGGAGTGTGGCAAGTGGCAATAACGCAATTGCTTTAGGCAACACCAATGTAGTAGAAGCGGTTTCTGGTTTTGCTATAGGTGAAAAAGCTAAAATCATTAGTGGTCAAAATGTGACGCTGGCTCTTGGTGGAAGCAGTTTTGCTGCTGCGGGTGACGCTCAATCCATGATGGCTACTTTGAAGGCTGCTACCACCAATGCAACTCAAACAACCATGCAGGCTTCTACTAGTTCTGCTTACGTAATCCCCGCAGACACCACATGGGCTTTTTCTGCATTAGTAGTAGCACGGTCAGATGAAGCAGACGGCAACGTATCAAGAGTTTGGGAATTTAAAGGATTGCTAACACGAGATGAGTCAAACGTTACTAATATTTATGTAGGGCATAAAATGGATGTTGCTCAAACATCAACAGATGCTGGCCCCTGGCTATGTGATATTTATGCCGATGACACAAACGAGGCTCTTGCCATTAAGGTAACGGGGCAAGCCGCCACGAACATAAGGTGGGTTTGTAAACTGGACATCGTTCAGGTGGGGTATGCGTAATGACTAATAAAACTGATTTTCGCTTTGGAAATAATGTTGTGTCAGATGCAGCCAATGCATCTTCAACAGCTGCCCATATATTTGATACTGTCTATACCTTTAATATTGATGGTGGCAATCTGATCAGCTTTAGAAATAACACCACAAAGGTATTAGACTTCTCCTACCAAGGCGGCATAGACCACGTAAATTCAGGTGCTTCAACCGCTGCACATTCCCAATCGCTGAATTTGAATTGGGGTTCAGACACCAATAAAACCAGTAGCGGACAGCAGTCAGTAGTCATAGGAAATAATAATACGGCTTCTGCCTATAACTCATTTGCTATAGGTGCTTCTTGCCTTGTATCTGCATCAAATTCATTTGCAACTGGAGTAAACAATCAAGTAACTCAAACTAATAGTTTTGTTTCAGGTAAAGATGCATCCGTACCCAATAAATGCACCAGTGGTATAGGTGGGGCTGCATTTTCTAGCCGTGGCGATGTGCAAGTAATGACTGCTGTAATAAAAGCTGCTACTACTGATGCAACCCAAACAACCATGAATGCTGAAGGTACTGATTACGTCATCCCAGCAGACACCACATGGGCATTCAGCGCATTAGTGGTTGCAAGGTCAGATGAAACCGATGGCAATCTCTCAGCCGTATGGAGGCTTGAGGGATGCTTGGCGCGGGATGAATCAAGCAGCACCGTGATTGTAGGCTCAGTCACCAAGACCGTAATTGCTGATGGAGCAGCGGCAGCGTGGGACGTTACCGCAACCGCAGACGACACCAACGAAGCACTGGCGATTCAGGTAACAGGAGAAGCGGCTACTAACATTCGTTGGGTAGCTAAATTAGATATTTCACAAGTTGGTTATGCATAGGAGATAGGAAATGGGACAGATAGTAATTGATACAACCGCACCAGTAGATACACGTCTACAGGATGCATTTACGGATCGGCTTTTCCCCGCAGGGGAAGACACCGCTACCCCGGCACACGTCAAGGCTTGGCTGATTGACCAACTAAAAGTAGTTGTGCATAGCTACGAAACACGGGTGGCGAATGAAGCAGCCAGTGGAGCGATAACACCGATTGATGCTACATAGTCATGGAAAAGACTATTGATTATACGAGTGGCTTTAATTGGACGTCGGATGCTACCGATGGGGCTAGTGCGGTTGCGTTTGTGTTTAACACAGCCAACGCCTACGCTACATCCGGCGCGAAACTTGCTTCGTGGAAGAACAATGGCACTGAAAAGTGCAGTATTAATAAAGACGGGATGATCGTAAACTCTGCTTTTAACATTGCGCTATATGGATCCATAAAGGTTGGCGGCGCGGCAAGCAGTTCTGGTACGTACTCCACTGCTGTTGGGTATCAAGCAACTTCAACAGGGTATGGGTCCGCATCTGTTGGGTTGCTAGCCAATTCAGTCTTAAACGGGGTGGCAATTGGCCGGGGTGCGGACCAAAACGCTGAGGGCGGTATTGCTCTTGGTTATTTGTCAAAATCTGATCATCATTTTGGTGTGGCAGTTGCCGGTAATCAGTTTGCTGCAACGGCAGACAATCAGTTACTGATCTGGCAACCAGCAGCAACAACCACCGACGCAACGCCCGCTATTTTATATTTAAATGAGTCCGGGGCATCCGCACGAATGACATTAGCCGCTGGTAAGCTCTACGCATTTGAAGCGCATGTGGTCGGTATTCAGTCAGACGGAACAGACGCTTCCTATTTCACCCGCAAGGGCATCATAGCTAACAACTCAGGCACTACAGCCTTAATCGGAGCAGTACAAACAGTCGGCACGGATATTGAAAGTAATGCCAGCACCGACGTAGCGATTACCGCAGACGATTCGAATGACGCCTTACAGATTTCAGTGACTGGCATTGCTGCTGAAACATGGCGCTGGTCAGCCAACGTATTCGTCAAAGACATCACCATAGGGACATAAAATGGCAACACTCACCATTACCACGACATCAGAGCAAGACACTCGCATCATAACCGCCTTTCGTGATTTCAGCGGCGACGATACAGCAGACGCAGCCGCTGTAAAGACGTGGCTGATCGGGCACCTTCGCGGAATGGTTCGCGGTTATGAGACCCGCTTGGCAAATGAAGCAGCAAGTTCGGCAGTTGTTGATATCGACCCGACTTAAAATGTCGTTACCTTGCCACGGTAACAGCAAAGACCATTGCTGCATTTTCGGGGGCAAGGTTTGCAAGTATCTCGAACAGAACACTATGCCGGACAGACATTGGGTGTGTGGCTTAATGCGGGAACATCAGGACTGGGACAAGGTGTTGAAAGATGAACGCTATCAGAAAGACGTGGCCCCTTTGTGGGAGGCGTTTTGCTGGCCCCATCATGATGTGAAATACAACTGCAAGACATGGCCCGCAGAGGGGTGTGATTGTGGCCGTTGATAAACTAGTCCCCACAGCAAATGCCTCAACAGCAACGGCGTTATCGACCAACAATTACACGTTAATTGATGAAACGGTTGCCTCGGCTGATGGCTCAATCAACACCACCATTGCCGATGATTGGGCGGGATCGTCGGCAGTCTGGACAGCACTGTCCAGTCTGGCGGCTACTCCCAGTT